ACGGACATGGCCGTGTAGTCGTTTTCGGTCTTCTCGGTGAACGCGGTATCGACCGCGGCCACGATGAAGTCGAACGCGGGAAACTGATCCTTGTTCTCCCACAACTGCCACATCGACTGCTTGATGATGCCGGAGCTATCGTCGGTCGGGGTCTGTTGGAACTGGCCTGAGACGGCGTAGGATCCCATGATCTTCTTGTCGCGCTCCACGACGTGCTTTGGGAACCGATCGGGGAAGTACAGCTCGCCGAGCTCTGATCGTGGATCCACAAAGCCAAGCATGGTCGGAGCGGCTCGATCGGGCGAGTACTCCATCGGTATCATGATGTGATCCCAGAGCCCAGGCTGTTTGGTCAGAGCCACGCCGCTGAGATCCTCCTCGTGGAGCCTCTGCATGATCAGGACGATGGCGGATCGATCGGGGTTGTTCAGGCGGGTTGGCACCGCACGCTCGAACCAATCCACCGTGGTCTGCCGCATGGCCTCGGACGCCGCGCTTTCGACGCTGTGAGGGTCATCGATGATCACGCGGTCACCACGAGCACCAGTGATGGAACCCGCCGCTATGGCCTGTCTGAAGCCCGTGGCTGTGGTTTCAAATTTTGTTTTGGCGTTCTGGTCGCCTGTGAGCTTAACGGTATCGCCCCACCGCTCTTGATACCACTCGGACTGAACGAGCCGCCGCATCTTGGTCGAGTCTCTGATGGCGAGATCCATCGAGTGCGAGGCGCAGACATAGCGGAGGTTAGGCAACCCCGCCGGACCCCACTCCCACGCAGGCCAGAAAACATTAACGATTAGGCTCTTCATTGCGCCAGGCGGCACGTTGATCAGGAGGCGATTGTAATAGCGTTCGTCGTCCACCATGACGCCGTCGGTAATGGCCTCGAGGCTGTCGCAGATCAGGTCAATATGCCAGTTGTGGACATACTCTTGCCCAGGCTCTACTACGTGCCACGCTTGGGCGATGAACTCGGAAAGGCTCGATGCACATTCAACCTTCGAGATCTCGCGGAGCGATGCCTTAACATCGATGCGCTTCCCGTCGATCATGATGTACTCGTGCTTCACTGGCCTTCAGCCGCGGCCAACAGAGCCGCCTTGATAGCGTCTCGAGCGTCAGGGTCGAGATCTTTTACGTCGATCGTAACGGCCTCAATCTGAAGGGCTCCACCGTCGCGGCCAGTGACCTCGGTGAGCTTACGGTCAGCGTAGTCGTCTCTGAACCGCGAAGCCACCATGTGCTTCCAAACGCTCGCGTTGAAGTTGTTTGTCATCATTCCGGTTTGACCCGCAGACTCCCACCAGTCTTGCGAAAGTTGTTTCGCGTGCGCGAGAGCCGCCGAAAATTCTGGGTGCATTTCTTCCCAATAATCAAAGTTTGAACGCACCGTATTGCAAGCCACGGCCATTTGCGTAATTGATTTCCCGAGCTTCCCTTGCTCAACAACCGTGGTGCAATATACTGGATCGTATGTCGAAGGTCTGCCAACTTTTGCCATGCAACGCCCCTGATTTGTGGTGCAAAGCATACGGCAAAAGGAAGATATCTTCAAGAGCCCCTTAAGTTCGCGAAGTTACCCCTCAATTCGCGAAGTGCTAGTTAAGTTCGCGAAGCCATGTCTGCTTTCTCGATTGCTCCGCGTTTTGTTCTGTACCTAATTTTTTTGCCCTCCCCGACCGGATACCACGACCACCATGAAGATCCGATAGCATGGAGAATAACGCCAACCATGATTTCATCGACGTAGACGCCAATCTCAGTGCTCCCACGCGGGAATTTAGTTTCACGAGCAATGGCGTGTTCATTGATTTGATATTGTTTCATTTCTTAACCCTTCCATTTTTAAAACGTTTTCATCTTCCTTTAAATGATTGCACCGCTGTACCAAGCGTCCGAGAATTCGTACATTGCTTCTACGCGAACATATCGGCCATTCTTGATCTCCCCATTGAAGACCCGCGCAAAGTGACGGCCTCGAACGTAGTGCCACTCATCTTGATCAGGCAGATCGTATTTGAAGGGACGCCCTTTACGAACGTCCGCTACACCGAGGTTGAAGAACTTGGAGTTTAAAACCTTATTGATGGTTACGCCGTGTGTTTTGACCTGAGCCATGATTAACCCCAATCCTTGAAATCTGTGTTTTCTGACCAACCCTTGAGGTACTCCCAATACTCTGGCGTACCATCTTCGATCTGCACCCGTACACCACCATCAAGGTAGTGCGGGTTAAAGCCACGCCCGTAGTATGAATCTGCGGATCCACGATCATATGCATTTGTCATTTCTTCACCCCTATCCATTGATTTTTTTTAACATCTATTGTGATTGTGTATGCACTTTTGATTCTTTTTGCTTCGCTTTCATTAAATGCGCGTGTCCACCCCTCGCACTTGTATATCTTCTTTTTGAGATCAATCATTGTTTTTGCTACAATATTTGTCATTTTAAATCTCCTCTTAAATAAAGCTCGCGCCGGATGGGCGAGCAATGATTGTCTGTTTCACGCCCTCGCGGACGCCGTGTTCTTTGATGGTGGCGGTCACGCGGATCTTCTCGCCCTTGGCAATGATTTGCCGTGAAGCATCGCCGATCAGGATAGACGAGCCCTTGTGAACAAACACGTTACCGTCTGCATCCTTAAAGCAGTTGATGTAGGTCGTGCCGAACGTGCCATCAAACGACGTCACGAAAGCAACGGTCAAGTCAAACGAGCGGCGTTCTCCCACCGTACCAACATGAACTGATAGGGCATCAGCGGCCTTCGCTGCTGCACGGCGTTCTGCCTGCTTTGCAATCGAGTTGCGAACTGCTGCAGCCTGCTTTTCGGTCAGGCCGCCGAATTCCTCAATACTCACCCAACAAGCGTCGATGAAGCTCGCGCCCTCGAGCTTACGGCCAAACCGATTGAAAAAATCAACCTGATTATCAGAGACGCGATCCACAACAAAGTTGATCAGGGTCTGCGCATCTTCGTGAGCCGCTAAAAACCGCTTACGACCGCCTATTTTACGGTTTGCCTTGATGTTGCGATCGATAGCCGCCTCGTAAGCAACTTCGTTTTGAATAAAACCAACCATTTTAAATCTCCTATTTAGGGGGACACCGCGTCCCGCCCAATCCTTATGCCACGGTTCGATTACCTATGCAAACACTTTTTTATCTTTATTTAAAATTAATTGACACCTTCTCTGCAAACTTTTTGAAGGCGTCCCAAAGCTCGACGGTCGTCGTCTCCCATATTGGCAACCGCCTCCAATCACCATGCCCTTCGATTTCATATCTGCTATGATCAATTTTGACCTTCGCAATCGGGCGATCATTGAAATAGGCATAGATCGGGCCCGACTTGATTGCCGCGGCCAGATCGTCTGCGCTCTGTATCTCATCCTTTGTGATGAGCGATTTATATTTGATATTCATTATTACCTCCAAAAATTATTAGGGTCACTACTATCGCACCCAAGTGCCACCGCTCGCCAATACAAAGCGTCCAAATAGGCCGCAGTATCATCTTCATCGCAATCATTTTTACGATCTTCAATATAGTCAACAAAATCGTTAATTTCATTAACCAGTTCATCAAACGACGGCGCAGACAAGGTTCTCTCGGAACCATCGACCTTCACAGTTGCCATTGGTCCTTCGTTTGGAAAAATCGTAATGCACCCATGAAAGGCACCATTGATAATGATGTCCCATACTGGGACGCCGTCTTGAACCTGTTTTGTTGTAACTTGCATTTTCAATCTCCGATTTAATAAGAAAGGTAATTGGGGGCCGGAGCCCCCTCTCACTAGAAGTTAAAATCGTAAAAACGGCGTGGCGCGTCTGCGAGAACGAAACGTTGGCCGTGCTTATCTTTCCACTGGCCTTTGCTGTTCAGACGGATGCGAGTGGTTTCCCAATTGTCGGAAGACGTGATGATCCACTTTTGATCCTCTTGATTTGAGCAATGACCCGCGAAGCCTCCGACATGCCATTCTGCCTTCCACTCTGGATCGCGAACTGAATCCATTGGGCGGATCTCGATCGTCTTGTCACTGATGACGGAAATTACTTCCCAAGGCGTGACATCCGAGTAACCGATGCAATTTGCGTATTTCATTTTCAATCTCCAATTTGGGGGGGGCGACCACCGCCCCGCCCGATGTTTATGGCATGGCTAAAAATGCTATGCAAGTACTTTTTTATCTTTATTTAATTTACTTTTTCTTTTCCATCATCCCTCATGGCCTCATCAATAAAGTGGCTCAAGACCTCATCAAGATGGTCGTTCATGTACTTCCGACCATTGAACCCTATCGGACCTGATGCGGTGATAAACAAATACGTATCCAATATGGCGTCCATACCAACGAAAATTTTATATTTTGAAGGTAGGTTATCAATCCTATTCAAATGGTCAGTCGTGACCTCAAGAATTTTAAGCACTAATTCTTCGACCTGATCATCGTATGGGTACTTTTTAGATTTGCCTTCTTTCATTTTACTTCTCCTGTTGTGGTACTCAAAAACTTCGCCGCATCGGATGACTCTTTGACTCTCTCCCTAAAGGGAGGAGAGTCAGTGAGAGTCAGTCTCCTCGCGTTTTGCCCCAAGTGACTCTAGAGTCAGTGAGAGTCAGTCAGAGTCACCTCTCTGACCATTCTTTTGCATCAATAATGCGGACGCTGAAACCTCATTACTGACAACAAAGCCCATCGTTGTTTGGGTAAGATAACCCCCATTTATTAGGACATTAATCATACCATTTACCTGACCCGCGTTCATATAATTCCGAATTGTCCTCGGCGCGATGCCATCTTCTTCCAATTT